CCGAATTCCGCCGTTGGTCTGAGACGAACAATTCAGTTGAACTACGGTGTCAATATTATTTTGGATGAACCAAATGATATAGCCGTTTTTCGAGTTGTCGATCTACCAAGCAATCGTTCACTATTGGAATATATGTTCAAAGAGGACTCCCTAGAGAGGCCAGAATTTAACGCTTTTCGTCTAACGCGCGAGGAGGATGGTTCTATAACCACCTCCGAAATCGTGTGTAACGTAGCTGCGCGTGATATGATGGTTACTCGATATGGAGAAAATCTAATGTTGCCAACTTTTAGAGGTACATCCAAAGATCAAACCCGCGAGGGGGATTGCGGATCTCCTCTGATTGCAATTTTCAATGGACGATGTGTTGTTGTCGGTCTTCATGTTGGGTGCATACAGCATCCCAAAATAGCAGATCGGTGGCGCATATTGTCTCGGAGAATAGATAAAAACTTAATTGAGTCTTTATTAACAACTTTTCCAGCACAAGCCAAAGTTTTACCCAGCGTGCCTCTAATGACATGCGAGAAAACAGGCGAAATTGCGCTTGAAAGTCTTCATAGAAAGAGCCCATTTTGTTATTTGTCAAAGAACGGCAGTATGGAGGTTTTTGGTTCGATTCCTTTCCGGGAAGGATCCAAGAGCCACGTTATTAAGACTTTGTTGGGCAAGGATTTCGTTGAAGCTACGCGCGACGATGGACCCTTGTCTATAGTTGATAAAATGTATGCTCCAGTAATGAGAGGATATGAACCTAAGCATAACTCTCTCAAGCATATGATTCAGACTAGTCAAGGTGTAGATTACAAACGACTGAATAAATGTCGAGATGCCTTCTTGGCAGATATAATTCATCGTCTTCCACCAAGCGAGTTTGAACTTATAAAGCCCCTAGATATTGATTCATGTGTTAACGGAGTGGCGGGTGTTTCCTACATCGATGCGATGAAAAGAAGCACCTCCGCTGGCTTCCCCTGGAGGGAAGTTAAGCACAAGCATCTCATACCAGTTGTGGACGATTCCGGTTTACCGACTGGAAGAGTTCGTGTGACGCAAGAGATTGCTGATAGAGTTGATGGTATTCTAGAGGCTTACTCGGAGGGACGTCAGTTCCACCCTGTGTTTGCCGCGAGTTTCAAAGACGAGCCTGTTTCTAAGGAGAAAAGAGATGCTGCGAAAACGCGCATCTTTTGTGCTGCTCCCATGGATTTTACCATTGTGGTTCGCAAGTTTCTTCTCCCAGTCATTCGGGTGATTCAGAGAAATACTGCTGCTTTTGAGACAGCTATTGGTGTTCAAGCGCAAAGTAAAGAGTGGGAGTTAAAATACCG